TTTAAGGGTATTCCTGGGGATGTTGGCATTGGAACGTCGGCGCCTGGGCGTCAATTAACCTTGTCTCATGCAAGTCAAGCCGAAATTGGCTTGTTAAGTGGAGCAGATACCTCAGGCGGACTTATTTATCAAAATGCCTCTGAACAAAAACTTTTAGTAGCCAACAGAGAAAGCGATGGTCACATTGCGTTCCAAACCGGCGGCGCCAATGAGCGGATGCGGATTGACAGCTCTGGGCAAGTTGGCATTGGAACGTCGTCGCCTACCAATGTAAGACTAGACATTAAACAGTCTGTCTCTAGCACAGCGGGAACTGGTCATCTTGGTTTTTCTGGCGGCTCTACACCTTTGTGGGTTTGGAGATTGTCAGATTCCGCCGCAGATTTATACCTTGATCGGTATTCAGGCGGTTGGATTACAACCCCTCCTTTAACCATTGAACGCGATACAGGCAAAGTTGGCATTGGAACGTCGTCGCCTGACTCCAATTCACTTTTAACTGTCAACGGCGTTATCAACTTGCCTGATGATGTTGCTATTGCATGGGGCGGAGGTACTAACCGGTCTTCTTGGTCAGGAAATAAGGCTTCTGGCTTTCTACGGGCATACACCAACGGCAGCGAGCGGATGCGTATCGACAGCTCTGGGCGGTTGTTGATTGCCACAAGTTCATCGCGTGCAGACTTTAATAACGGCACTCAAACAGCACAAATACAGCTAGAAGGGAATGCAGCAGATACAAGCAATTTTGCCTTAGTGCGTAACTCTGCCAATTCAGGCACGGCTTCATTAATTTTTGGTAAATCCAGAGGCTCTGCCGATGGAGCTGTAACTGTCGTAAACAGTGGTGACACCCTTGGGAGCATTGATTTTGAAGGAGCAGACGGTACTGATTTAGTGCGTGCTGCGCTAATTAGGTGCGAGGTAGATGGCACCCCTGGTGCAAACGATATGCCAGGAAGGCTTGTTTTCAGCACCACAGCCGACGGTGCAAGCAGCGCGACCGAGCACATGAGGGTAGACCAAGGCGGCACAGTATCTATTCACCGACAAGGGGCAACCCAGCAGCTAAGACTAGGATCTCTTGACGGCTCTACATTTGCAAGTAATGAAAATTACATGATTATGTATGGCGGTAGTGGGAGCGATTATGTGCTTACTAGGGCTTGCAATACTGCTGACGGAACACCAGGTTTTGAAATTGTTATAGACGGAACAAGGCGGATAGAAATTGAAGCCGACGGCGACATTTATAACGTTAACGGCACCTATGGAACAATTTCTGACGCACGATTGAAAGAAAACATCGTTGATGCGTCTTCGCAGTGGGACGACATCAAAGACCTGCAAGTCAGAAACTTTAATTTTACCGTAGACAGTGGGTTGCCTACTAACACGCAAATTGGTTTCGTTGCGCAAGAAGTCGAGCAAGTGTCTCCTGGTCTTGTAAGAACAAACCCAGATGAAGACAAAGATGGAAACGATCTAGGCACTACAACTAAAACCGTCAAAACCTCTGTTTTACTGATTAAGGCTGTCAAAGCACTTCAAGAAGCGATGGATCGTATCGAAACCCTAGAAACTAAAGTTGCCGCCCTTGAGGCGCAATAGGTAAACTTCTCCTGCAAGGACTTTCCTAATGTCTACACCCACCACAACGTTCACTTGGGCCGTTGGCACCATGGACAGGCTTCTGTCGTCAGGCGCGGTGACCCAATGTCACTACACCGTTACTGCTAACGACGGCACCTATGAAGCTGGTGCGTATGGCAGCGTTGGTCTTGATCAGCCTGAAGATGACTCTGAATTGACCGCGTATTCGGAACTCACGGAGAGCTGGGCAATTTCGGCTCTGCAGGCCAAGCTTGGTGGTGCGGAAAAGGTTGCTGAAATCGAAGCTGCGCTCCAGGCAAAGATCGATGAGCAACGCACGCCTTTGACCGGCTCTGGAGTTCCTTGGTGATCGAGTTAAGCTGTTGTTGATTGCTTAGGTCAGATGGCTAACGTCAAAATTACAGACCTGGACGCTGTTACGTCGCTTGCCGACACTGACGTGGTTCCGGTTGTTGACGTTAGCGCTGACACAACAAATAAGATTACGGCTGCCAATCTGTTTGATCGGCCATCCGGCAGTGACTACAAGATCGACGGCGCGACTGTCATCAACGGTACTGGCTTGGGCTCAGCCGTAGTTAGTTCAAGCCTGACATCGGTTGGAACGATTACGTCAGGCACCTGGAACGGAACTGCAATCGCATCCGGCAGTATTGCCGACAACGCAATCACAACTGCCAAGATCCTGAATGATGCTGTAGATGCAGATAAACTGGCGGATACGGCTGTAACAGCAGGAGACTATACAAACGCAGATATAACTGTAGATGCACAAGGCAGAATTACTGCTGCATCAAACGGTTCTGCATCAGCAAGTTTAAATGATCTTTCCGACGCCAAGACAACTGATAGCGGAGCTGCCGATGAAAGCATTTACATTGGAACGGATAGCGGAAGTTCAGTTACAACAGCTGATGCCAATGTGGCAATTGGTTACAAGGCTTTAGAAGACGCAACAACCAGCACTGAATCAGTAGCGATTGGTTCTGGCGCTGCCAAGGACGTTACAGGTAATTGGAGTAAAAGTGTAGCTATCGGAGCTGAAGCCGGTCAAACAGATGGTTCAAGGGATAGTGTCTTTATTGGCTACAGAGCTGGCCAAGAAGCCTCGAATCCATTGAACGTTTGTGTAGGTTCTGAAGCGGGACAGTTTATGACAACCGCAGACGATAATGTTTTTATTGGGTATCAAGCAGGTAAAGGAGATAGCACAGATAAACTGACTGGTGACGAAAACGTTGGAATAGGTTCAGGGGCTCTTCAAAGTCTAGAAAATAGTAGTTGGAACACTGCAGTGGGCTACGATGCTGGAAGAGACCTTACTAGCGGACTCGGTAATGTATTTATTGGCCATATCGCTGGAAGGGAATTAACAACGAATGAAGACTGTGTATTTATTGGTAACAGTGCAGGCAGTGGTGGCGGCACCGGAGATGACAACACTGCAATAGGCGCGTTTTCGCTTCGCGTTTTCACTACTGCCACGAAAAATACAGCAGTGGGAAGAGGTGCAGGAAATAGCATTACAACCGGTAACAACAATGTCATCATGGGCGAGAGTGCGGGGGGCTACCTTGAAACCGGAAGTAACAACATTATTGTTGGACAAAATGCAGAGCCTAGTTCACTTAGCGTTGACAACGAGATTACTTTAGGCAATTCAGATATCGCAACTTTTCGGTGCAATGTGCAAACAATTAGCTCTTTGTCTGATGCACGCGACAAGACTGATATCCAAGAGTTGCCTGAAGGTCTTGCATTTATCGACAGCCTCAACCCCGTCAAGTTCCAGTGGCAGACACGCGACGGCAACGGCAAGGATGGAACGTATGAAGCTGGCTTCATTGCACAACAGCTGCAATCTGCACAGAGCCGGGCAGATGCTGACTACTTGGGCTTGGTGATGGATGAGAATCCTGACCGCCTTGAGGCTTCCTACGGAAAGCTCGTTCCAATGCTTGTCAAAGCAATTCAAGAGCTAAAGTCCGAAGTGGAGCAGCTCAAAGCCAACGCAGCATGATTTCTGCTGAAAGATTGTTCCTGTGTTGGTCGTTGCTTGTCGCCTCTTGGCTGATGGCAATCGTAAGCACAGCTCATATCATGTATGGCGCTGGCTACTCACAAGCACAGCGTGATTTTCCTGCACAACAGCAATGCAACGCCCTGACCCGATGATCGCCGCTAAACCTGGAGCGGAAGACGTGCAGGCTATGGCGGCTAGAACGCTGTGGCTGGAGGAGTTGTTCTTCCTCGACGGTCGCGACATGATCAGTCATCCGCAGCATGGTTTGTTTACTGGGCTTGCAAATAAATACCGCAACCTGCAGTCCACTGACGGCTACTGATGGCAAAGTCCCTTAACGGTCAAACATTCGTTGTCGGCAAACCAAAACGGACCACACAGGGAAATGGTCAACACTCACGCCCAAAAAAGGGCAAGAAGAGATACCGTGGCCAGGGAAAACGCTAATTCAACTAATGATCAAGCGTCTTGTTTTTGGTGTAGCCGCTGGCGCACTTGCCTTGGCTCCCCTCTCTGCCCGCGCAGATTGGTACGTTAATCCTGAGCTCAATGTTGGCGTCGGCCTCGATTCTGGCGTTGGCTCCGGGATCCTTGAGGGTCATGTTGGCTATGACTTCGACAACGGTGCTTATGTGCAGGCAGGCCCTGCTGTGGTCTTCCCTGACGCTGGCGATAAAGAGCTCGAGCTGACCGGTAAAGCTGGCATCAGCGGCGGCCCTCTCTACGGCGAGGTGTCATTTAGCACCGGCGATGACTTCGGCCTCGGCTTCAAGACCGGAGCCAAGTTCAGCTTCTGAGCTATAACAAGCTTGAGGGACGCATCCTCAACACAGGAACAGCGGCCTCCGACAGGGGGCCTTTTTATTTAGCAAGCTAACAATGCAAAAGATCTGCAACCTGCTTGGCGTTCTCGGCTTCACGATTTCAACGATCTTGGCTGTTGTTGGCGTGATGGCTTACACGCGCGTCCCGTCAATGATGAAGCTGTACCTCAGCAACATGAAGCTAGAGCTAACGCAGACGATTCTTGATCAAGTGCCTGTCCCTGAGATTCCTGAGATGCCGCAACTACCGACAAGGACTGGCCCTGCGATCACGTCACCATTTTAGTTTCGGCCTGTGGTTCGACTTCCGGGGCGTCCCAGTGATCGAGCCACTCGCGCAGTGCCTGCCCTGTTGGTGTGGATTTAGGCCAACGCACAAACTTCAATAGCGCCTGCGGATCGGTGAACAGCATTGAGGACTTGCCGGATCTGCAGACATAGACGAGCGGCGGGCCTTCTCTGTGCTTAGTAGCTTCGATCCATAACTGACCAGCTACAAACCGCTCTGACTTCATGGAGATCCGTGAGATAGTCGTGCCCGAGATTAACTCGTCTGTTGATCTCCCTCAGGTAGCGATTCCGCAAGCGCCGCCGGTAACACTTGAGATCGGCGTCCCAGTCATCGAGCTGCCGCACTTCAATCCGATGGAGATGGAGCCGGAGGTTGAGCCGCAACCCGTTAAACCCGCGAGGACTAAGCCTGCTGACCCTCCTGCCGCTGAACCGCCGCCGGTCAAGCTCCCCACAAAAGAACCACCAGCAGCAACAGCACCAGTAGCAGAAGAGCAACCACCTGCAGAGCCGAAGCCTCTTACTGAACGCATTATCGAAGCGATTCCGACGATCCCGCAAGCAGTGAATACTGCAGGGACATCAGCGATCGCCGTCTCAGCAGCACTCGCAACCCCACTCCTGCTTAAGGCGATCCGGCCGACGATTAAGAAGTTGGCAAAGAAACTTCAACAAGCAATCGGTAAAAAAGTCAAAGTTGAAAGTGTCAGCGAGCGTCGGAAGTTCCAGAGGTCGTTACGGAAATAGAATGGGTGTGGGGGATTGGGTGGTGTGCCCGAACATCGCGGCACACCTTTTCATAAGGGCTGCCTTTAGCGAAACGGATGCCCTTCATCATTAGTTCCCCGCAGTGCTTAAGCCTCGAGATCTCGAAGTCAAGGCGCTTGTTAGCAAGCAACTGTTGTTGTAAAGCAAGCTGCGTATCTACAGCCTCTTTACATCGCCTCTGTAGGCCCTGATCGAGCGGAATCGTCGCCTGTATCGATAGGCCGAGATTCCAGTTGTGGTTGTCCTTTTGTCCTGTGCGGGTGTCCTTGAAGAACAGCACATCTCCGGGATTATCTAGGCGGCCGTCATCATCTAGATCCGATAGGTCGTACACCGGGTCCGGGTAGCTGTATTCATACGGCAGGCCCCAGGATTTAGTCCGGTTGAGATACGGGGTGACCGTCAGGGTCGGCCCCTGACACTGAATGTTGCCGCCATAGGTATTAGTGATTGCGCTCCCTTGAAGGATCTGTACCGCCTGGTTGCTAACTGATCCGGAGGACGTAGCCGTAGGGCTAGCGGTAGCCGAGATGCCGCCGACATCCTGCGCGTTTACCGGAGCGGTCGCGATTATTCCGAGAAGGAGGAAACCGTATCGGTGACGCTTGTTATCTCGGTGGTGCGTTGAATAGTGGTGATGTTGCTGAGGCCCGGCCCCTTCAGGCTTTCGACGAATTGAAACGCTTCGCCCGGCTTGACGATTGACCAGTTTGGTCGTTCTCCTAAGGAGGTCCATCCGTTGACCGTTGTGTTGGAGACGGGGTTAATTGGTCCGTCAGGAGTGATGTTTACTCCGCTTGCACTGTATTCAAACCCGGTTGAAAAATTCTCGCTGACGATTGTTTCAGTGACCTTGCTCGTTGTCTCTGTGTGGCTTGACATCGTGCCTTGCGTGAACTGAGGCACGACGGGAACGGCGCAAGCTGCTGGCGCAGAAAACAACAGCAGCAGCAGCCAACGCATCACTCAACCTCGATGCTGAGCACGACCTGCCCGGTTGCGGTTGTTCCTGCACCGCCCGCTGTGATCGTCATTGCTCCGTCAGATGCAATCGTGCCGGCGAGGCTGCCTGCGACTCCGCCCGAGGTCGTCGTCGTGTTGCCGAGCATCGGCAGGCTTGTTACGACGCCGCTGCTTACTGAGGTTGCTGTCGGGGTGGCATCACCTTCGATGTAGGACTCGCTGTAAGAGAAAGCGTCGCCCGCTGTTGTGATGCTGTACTCACCTGGTGTATAGCCCACAGCGTCACCAGCACTGAGAGTCCCGAGAACAGGAGCAGTGTCGAGAGTAACGTTGCTGCCACTAACAGAGAGCGTGCTGCCAATTCTTGAAGCCTGTGATGCTGCCCCATCGACTTGGAGTTGCACGGAGGACTGAATCTTGTGGGTGATGTCTGCTCGGGCAGGCAAGGCAGCCGCCAAAGTAATCCCTAATACCAAAAGTGTGCGGGTCATTTAATGCCGGTTTTGGTGTCCTTGTTATCAACGATAGTCGGCTTCTTGTTGCCGTTTCCATTCGACTTTCGCTCGATGCCGAACGATGCCATCGCGCCTGTAAGTAACGACGCCACGAACGTGTTGTCCATCTTCATCTGCGGGAAGATCCCGAGGTAAGAGACAGTCAGCAGGGCGGCACTCCAGGCGAGCACAAGAGCCTTGACGATATCCGCGATGCAGATGCCTTCCTTTTCGTGTTGCTCTTCGGAGTTGTTAGCCATTGCATTGCAGAGCTACCGTTACAGCGTAACCAGGCCAGGCACATGCTTCTAATCCTTAAGCCGATCCTGATGACGATGTGGCGATCGAAGTCATTTAAGGAGCTGATCGTCGCGATGCTCGAGAAGATCGTCTCGAGGACTGACAACGACCTCGATGATCTCGCGGTCAAGCATGTACGCGAACTGCTGTTGCCCGAGACCCGCATCGATAAGTGAGGCCCTGGATAATGGCATCGCTCGCGCTGCTCCCTTTTTTTCAGTTCTTCCGGGGTACACCGCATCAGCTTGCTGCCGTTAAGCAGCTCGAGGATTCGCTGCCGCAGGAGCTGCTAGATGAAGATGCCGCCTGGTTCGACGCTTGGCGGGCTAGCGGTATGCAGCAGCAGGTCTTCGGCGTCCCTTACTTCCGGCAACTCGAAAGCTCGAGCGGCTACGGCGAGCGGGAGTGCTTTAGCGCGGCGGCGGCGATGGTCGCTGCGTTTCATGACCGAGCTAGCAG